CAAAGAAGATACAATTAACAAATGGGACAAATTAGGGTTCCTAGAAGGTCTTAGAGGCCACCTAAAAGAAAATGTTGCGCAGTTGTATGAAAACCAAGCTTCTTTCTTGATTAACGAAGCAACTTCTGAAGGTTCAAACGGAGCTTTTGAAACTGTTGTTTTCCCTATCGTAAGAAGAGTTTTCTCTAAATTGTTAGCAAACGATATCGTTTCTGTACAAGCAATGAACTTACCTATTGGTAAATTGTTCTACTTTGTACCTAAAATCCAAGGTTATCAAGAGGTTCAACCAGGAAATGGTGGAACACACTACGCACCAATTGGTTCCCCAAATAACCCAGGACAAGATACTACAGCTGGATATACTGGAGCTAACGCTTACCAAAAAAATCTTTATGATTTATTTTATGAAGGTTCTGAAGCTTCATTAGATCCTCCAGGATTGTTTGATTACTCTAAAGGTCGTTGGACTGGTGTTACAGCTGACACAACTGTACAAGCTTGGGTTAATGGTAATCTTGAAGATGCTGATGGTGAGTATAACAATAAAAATGTTAGAAAAGTAATTATTGCACTTTGTGATTTTGCTTACGCTGGTACTGGAAAATTAATCGGACCTGATGGTTCTGAAATTGATAGTGAAACTTTCCTTTCTGATTTAAGAATTTTTGCTAATACAGATTTTACTACAACTGCAGATACTTGTAACGCACTTTATGATGACAACGGAAATCCAAAATCATTATTGTTTAGAGTTGTTACTCAACAATATGGTAAAGGAATTGTAAATCCAACTTCAAGACAACAACAAACAACATTTACAAATAATAATGCAACACCTTACGCAGGTAACGGTGGATCATACAATGATATTTGTGACCAAGATGGTTGTATCTATTTAGAAGTTGACCTTTCTTGTCCAGTATGTGCTGGTTGTAACGCAGATTCACTTGATGGATATACAGGATCAACAATTGGAACATTACCAAATTCAGGTTTCACAACTGTTTACAGAAGATATGAAGAACTAGAATTTGAAGACAAAATTGGTGAAGTATCATTTGATCTTGAGTCAGTAACTGTATCTGTTACAGAAAGAAAATTAAGAGCTCAATGGTCACCAGAACTTGCTCAAGACGTTGCGGCATTCCACAACATCGATGCTGAAGCTGAATTAACAGCTTTATTATCAGAACAAGTTGCTGCTGAAATCGATAGAGAAATCTTAAGAGACTTGAGAAAAGGTGCTGCTTGGAACTTACGTTGGGATTACAACGGATGGAGAAGATTGAACTTAACAACTTCTTACACTCAAAAAGATTGGAACCAAACTTTGATTACAGCAATCAACCAATTGTCTGCACAAATCCACAAATCTACTTTGAGAGGTGGTGCAAACTGGATTGTTGTTTCATCTGAAGTTTCTGCAATCTTTGATGACCTTGAGTACTTCCACGTATCTAACGCTTCACCTGAGCAAGATCAATACAATATGGGTATTGAAAGAGTAGGAACATTAGCTGGTCGTTACCAAGTGTATAGAGACCCTTATTTCCCACCAAACCAAGTTTTGTTGGGTCACAAAGGAACGTCTTTACTTGACACAGGTTACATCTACGCACCGTATGTACCTCTACAATTAACACCTACAATGTACAATCCGTTCAACTTTACACCTATCAAAGGTATAATGACGAGATATGCGAAAAAAATGGTGAACAACCGCTTCTATGCGAGAATTACTGTTGATGGTGTTCGTACATTTGATTTAAGAGAATTGAGATAATCAAAATCTTAAAAATATAAGGAAAAGGTCGGAGAAATCTGACCTTTTTTATTTATTTTAAATAAATAATAGATTTTTTATCATAGTTTATTATATTTATAAATATGAAGAAATACGTTCCAACACAAGAAACTATTGATTTAATACTTAAAATGTATAATGAAGAATTATTAGGTTCAAAAACAATATCAGAAAAAATACATTTAAATCAAAATATTGTATTACGGATATTAAAAGAAAATGGTGTTAAAGTTGGTTCTTCTGGAAGAAGATTTATAGGTGGAAAAAAATTAGCGGACAAAAAATATCGTGAAAAAAATAAAGATACATTAAGTGAATATCATAAAAAATGGTCTGAAAATAAAAAAGAACATTTAATTAAATACCACAAAGAATGGAGAGAAAAAAATATTGATAAACATAGAGAAAATAAAAGAAACTACGAAAGAACTCGTAAAGCGAACGACCCCATCTATAAACTAATCAATAATTTCAGAACCGCAATATATCAAGTATTAAAAGAAAACCAAATTCAAAAAAATGGTCACTACTTTGAGACACTAAAATATTCGCCAGAAAATCTAATAGAGCATTTAGAGAGTAAATTTAAAGATAATATGACTTGGAATAATTATGGTGAGTGGCACGTAGACCACATAAAACCAATATCGTCATTTCAAATAACAGAAATTGGTGATAAAGAATTTATGTCTTGTTGGTCATTAGAAAACCTTCAACCATTATGGGGTAAAGAAAATATCCGTAAATCAAACAAATTATAATCTATCACCACTAAATGTTCATTTGACACAAAATTTACTTTATAATTAAACTTTTTCAAAGTATTTATTAAGAAAAAATACTTAATTATGAAAAGTTTTTTAATCTTACTATTTACCCTAATTTCTTTTTTGGGTTTTACACAAGTTAGTTCGTATACATTCGCAACATCAACTGGTACTTACACACCAATAACTGGTGGTGCAAACTATGACAACTTTACAAGTTGGACAAACACAAATTTTTTAGATGATTATAACTCAACAGCATTAGAATCAATTGGGTTTAATTTTGTTTATAACGGGACAACATATACTCAATTTGCTGTTAACACCAATGGATTTATAACATTAGGCGCTTTACCTACTAATAGTTATTTACCACTATCAACTGGTACGTCAAATAATGTTATTTCTGCAATGGGTGCCGATTTAATAGGTCGTGGTTCATTATTAGCAAATAGAACATCAGGTAGTCCTGTAATAACGATTATTGGAGGAGATATAAACCAAATATCAGTTGGTGATAAAGTAAGTGGTACTGGTATTCCTGCAGGAGCGACTGTATTATCAAAAACGGCAACAACTGTTACAATTTCTGCAAACGCAACAAGTACTTGTATCCCAAGCCCTCCTAGTAATTGTACAGGATTTCATTTTAGATTTAGTAGGTCGGGATCTGGTATTAGATTTCAAACAATAGGTACAGCACCAAATAGGACATTAGTTGTTCAGTGGACAGGATGGCAAAGATTTACTACATTAGGGGTTTTTGGTGAATTATATAATTTTCAGATAAGATTAAATGAAACTACTAATATAATAGATATTGTTTATAATATACAAGGACCAACAAGTGCAACCGCAAGAACATTTGAAATTGGTTTAAGAGGTTCATCAAATACTAATTTCAATAATAGAACAAGTACCACAAATTGGTCGTCAACAACCGCAGGAACATTAAATAGCTCAACTGTAACACTTTCAAGTACGGTTAAACCAACAACCGGATTAACTTACACTTGGACGCCCCCATCTTGTGTTGCTCCATCATCATTATTAGTAACTTACACATCACCAACATCCGCTAACTTATCTTGGACGGCATCACCATCATTACCGACAAATGGATATGAATGGGAAATAAGAACTTCCGGATTAGGAGGTAGTGGTGCAACCGGTTTAACTGCTAGTGGTAGTGTTGGTGCGGGAGTTACATCGGCATCTACCTCATCATTAACTCAAAATACAACATATACATTATACGTTAGAAGTAATTGTGGGGGAACGTATAGTTCCTGGAATGCGTCTACTAGCTCAACATCACCAACACCTCCACCAGTAAATGATTATTGTTCTGGTGCGGTAAGTGTTTCTTGTGGTACTAGTTCATTAGCTGGTACAACGGTGGGGACAATACTTGAGACAGCCCCATTTTCATTATCATCTAATTATGGTGTTTGGTATACTTTTGCGGGTGACGGTCAACAAACAACAATTACATCAACAGCTACATTTGACCACAGTTTATTATTTATGTCCGGATCTTGTAGTGGATTAAGTTATATAAATAACATTGATAATTCGTTCACAACTGAAACATATACATTTACTACAACGGTGGGTGTTCAGTATTATATTTATGTCGCACATTACTTAACAAGTAGTACTTCAACTGGAACATTTACAATATCTAGAACTTGTACCGCACCTCCAGTACCACCAATTAACGATAATCCAAGTGGAGCTATTGAATTAACTATATCAAATACAGTTACATATGTAACGTATACTAATATAAACGCGACAAATACACTAACTGAAACAACACCAAGTTGTGCTTCATATACCGGGGAAGATGTTTGGTTTAAAGTTACATTACCACAATATGTAACATCATTGGATTTTGACACACAAATTGGTGGAATTACAGATGCAGGTATGGCAATCTATAGAGGTACAATTGGTTCATTAGTAGAAATACAATGTGATGATGATAGTTCACCGAATGGTTTAATGTCATTTATTTCTAGAGCAGATTTCTTTCCGTATGAAACAATTTATATTCGTGTTTGGGAATATGGCGGTGGAACAACCGGAACTTTTGGTATTTCAGTCACATCACCACAACCTTTACCAGTTGAACTTTTATACTTTGAAGGTACAAAATATAAAACATTCAATAGTCTAAAGTGGGCCACAGCTTCTGAACAAAATTCTTCACACTTTGATATTGAAAGGAGTGAAGACGGTGAAATTTGGAAATTTATTGCTAATAAAACTGCCGCAGGCAACAGTCAAACAAAAATTAATTACTCACATTTAGATAGTTATATCAATCAAAATAATGTCTATTACAGACTATTACAATATGATATTGATGGTAAGTTTGAAATTTATGGACCGATTGTAATTGAAGGGAATTATTCAAATAAAAAAGTAATTAAATTTGTAAACTTATTAGGTCAAGAAATAAATGAAAATTATAAAGGTGTGTTATTTGAAATTTATGAAGATGGAACTATGAAGAGAATAATTAGATGATAGAAAAATTTGATATAATTAAAAGGATATTTACATGTGTTTTAGCGGTATTACAACCTTTTATTATTTATTTTTTTTGTGGTGATTTAGTCTCAATATCACAATCTTGGACGACACAATTACAACCTTTATTTATTTTTACAAACGCTCTTGTTAGTTATTTCTTCTTTGATTTACCAAAGTGGAGAATACCAGCAATACTTTTATTACTTTTAACGGTTTTTTCAGTTGAGAATTGGTTTAT